TTTAATGAACAGGGATATAAAAATGTTTCAGGATTTGATATCTCAGAATGGGCAGTAAAACAATCCCAGTCAAAAGGATTAAATGTTACTAACCAGTTATTTAATGAGTCATATGATTTAATAACAGCATTAGATGTATTTGAACATATGACAGATGATGAAATTAAAACAGCATTAAGTCATTTTAAATCTAATTTAATGTTAGTACGTATTCCTTGTTCTATTGATGGAGAAACTTTTCATTTAGATATATCAAAATTAGATCCTACTCATTGTAATTGTAAAATAAAAAAGGAATGGGAAAACTTATTTAGAAAATTTGGATTTACTACTTTTCTTAAAATTAACATTAGTACTTTATATGACACCCCCGGAGTTATTAGTTGGTTATGCATAAAAAATTAATAAAATGAAAGAAAAAATTACTATATTAACAACAACTCATTTTGTTGCATCTACATCAAAAAGAAAAGGGTATAAAGATAATCATGATAGAAGTTTTTCTCATACAAATTTAATTAAATCAACAATAACAGATTTATATGAAAAAATTGGAACAAATAATTTAAACCATATTATATCTTTAGACCATGATGAATCTAATAAAGGATCAGTTGAATATTTAAATAATTTAAAAAAACTAGAAAAAGAATTTACTAATTTAAAAGTAATAACTACAACAAAAGGGATATATTATTCAATAAAAAATTTAGTTGAAAACTCTACTACTCCTTATTATTTATGGTTTGAACATGATTGGGAATTTATTAATGAAATGGATTTACTTCCTTTTATAGAAGTTATGGATAAGGATAAAAACGTTAATTATATAAGATTTAATAAAAGATCTACTGTTCAAGCAGGGTGTGATGGTAAGTTATGGGAATATAAAAACCCTAATATGTCTTTAGTAGGAACTAATGGATGGTCTAACAATCCATATTTTGGAAGAAAAGCTAAAATGTTAGAATGGTATGAAAAAATGGATAAGTCTGGTGAAATAGGAAGTAGTGATGATAAATATGATCCTACTATTGAAGTATATCTCCAAAAACATTTGCGAAATGATTTAAGTCATTCTAAAGAAAAATTTTTGAAAAATTGGGGTGTTTTTATTTATGGAAAAAAAGGTGACTCTGCATTAGTACAACACATTAATGGAAGAAATAAATAGTATGATAAAAATTAAACTATATCAACTAGACAAACATCGTAATGAAATTGCTTTTCGCCCTTATATATGGGCAAAAGAAATTTTAAGAGAAATAGGAATTGAATTGACAACAGATAGTTCTTATGATTATGCTATGATAGCCCAAGCAAGTTACATAGATAAATCCCTTACTTTAAATGAATCTGTATCCAAAGGAGAAGAATATTTATCAAAAATTACAGGAGATTATATTTTATTAGATGGACAAGATTCAACATCAATGATGGGAACTATTGATGTTTTTAGAAGAAGTAATGCAAAATTATTTTTAAAAAATACTTTATTAAAAGATTGGGATTTATATAAAAAAGGATGGAAAAATGGTAGAATCTATTGGGGAGAAGGAGAATACTCAGTACCTGATATTGATAAATTAAAAGAAAAAATAAAACTTTCAGGAACTAATTGGGTAGGTACTATTAAGCCCAAATGGTTAAATTATGATTCAAATAAAAAGTATGATATTTCTTGTATGTTTAGTTGGGGAGATGTTAAAAATTATGAATATCAAAATCTTACCTCTACATATTATGATGAACATAGAAGATCTTTATTAGAATTATTAGAATCAACTGATTATAAGATAGTAAAAAGAGAAAAAGGTATTCGTATACCTCAATCTCAATTTTATGAAAACATGTATAATTCTAAAATTGTAATGGCTCCTATTGGTTATGGAGAAATGGCTGTTCGTGATATAGAAGCTGCATCTTTTGGAAGTGTTTTAATAAAACCCAATATGAGTTATATATCATCAACTCCATTTTTATATGAAGATAAAGAAACATATATATCTTGTAAATATGATTGGTCAGATGTTGATGAAAAAATTGATTATGTTTTATCAAATTGGAATGAAGTACAAGATAAACTAACACATAATATGCGTGCTAAATTTGAAGAGCAATATTCAAACGAAAAATTAGCAATTCACTTATATAATATATTAGCAGGATTAGATAATATAGAAACAGTTTAAAAAATAATTAGGATTTATAAAAGAAAAATATTATATTAATAACTATGAAACAAAAAATATTAATTACAGGAGTAGCAGGATTATTAGGTTCCCGTTTAGCAGATTGGATACTTAAAAATACAAATCATTCAGTTATAGGAGTAGATAACCTATCTGGGGGGTATACAGAAAACATACCTCAAGGTGTTGAGTTTGTTAAGTTTGATATAAAAGAATTAAATGATGTAAATGAACTTTTTGAAAAACATAAACCCGATATAGTATACCATTTTGCAGCATATGCAGCAGAAGGTTTATCCCCGTTTATTAGAAAATTTAATTATGAAAATAATTTAATTGCATCTGCAAATCTTATTACATGTAGCATTAAATATAATATAAATAGATTTGTATTTGCAAGTTCTATGTCTGTATATGGTAATAAATATGTTCCTCCATTCCATGAAGATTTACAGCAATGTCCTATAGATCCCTATGGAGTTGCTAAATTTTCAGTTGAGCAGGATTTAAAAATTGCATATGAACAACATGGTCTAAAGTATACAATTGTAAGACCTCATAATTTTTATGGTCAAAACCAAAATATATGGGATAAGTATAGAAATGTGTTAGGAATTTGGATGTACCAAATAATAAATAATCAACAACCTACAATTTTTGGAGATGGTGAACAAGTAAGAGCTTTTAGTTATGTTGATGATTCATTAATCCCTTTTTGGAATGCTTCACAAAAAGATGAATGTATTGATGAAATTATTAATTTAGGTGGAATTAAAGAAAATACTATAAATGAGGCATGCAACATATTAATTAAAGTTACTGGAACTAAATTAAAACCTCTTTATTTAGAAGAAAGACATGAAGCTAAACATGCTTGGTCTACTTGGGAAAAATCTGTTGATTTATTAGGATTTAAACATAATATTGATTTAGAAGAAGGATTAACTAAAATGTGGGAATGGGCCCAATCCCAACCTAATAGAAAAAGATTTGTTTGGCCAAATTATGAATTAGAAAAAGGAATATATAAATTTTGGAAATCATGAAAATAAACTCTATTATCCATAAAGCTTATTCATTGGGAATGGTTCAAGAAAAAATTGAAATAACAGAATTAACTCAGTTTTTATTAGATATTTCTCCTCAAAATGTTATGGAAATAGGATCTAAATTAGGAGGAACTTTTAGTATATTATGTGATATAGCTACTGGTAAAAAAATATCTTTAGACCTACCAGGTGGAATACATGGAGGATGGATTACAAAAAATCATCCTTATTTAGGTGATTTATATAAACTTAGAAATAATTATTTTTTAACTAATTATAATAATGTATTTACTTACACTGGAGACTCTCATAGTTCTTCTACTTTACACGATATAAAAAACATTTTAAAAGATGAAAAACTAGATTTTCTATTTATTGATGGAGATCACACATATAAAGGAGTTAAACAAGATTTTGAAATGTATAAATCATTAGTTTCACCAGGAGGATGGATTGGATTTCATGATATAAATGACACAAATCACCATAGAGAACTAAATGTGCATGTAGGAAAATTTTGGAATGAGTTAAAAGGAGTAAAAAGAGAATTTAATATTAAAAAACATTGGGCCGGTATAGGTGTAATTCAAGTTTAAAGTAATATGAATAAAAAAATAGTTATAATGCCAACATTTGGTGAATCTCATTTGATTCAATACCAAATCCCAAATTTAATTGATACAATTAAACCTGACTTTATATTATATAATGAGGTTTTATTTCCTTCTGGGCCCGAAACTAATTTAAAGGTTACTAAAAATTTTAAAGATAAATATTGTTATAAAGATACTACTTTAGCTTTTGATACTCTTACTACTCAAAAAATAATTAAAGAAGCTAATATTAAATATCCTAATACAACTATATTATGGAATGAATTGAAACTTCCTCCAAATGCTAGTGCTAGTACCTCTTATACTATAGCTGTAAGTAACTTTAATGATTTTGGAGTTAATATAAATAAAGGAGATTATATATTTCCATTAGAACCTGATGTTTTTCATCATGAAAATTCTGTTAAAGAAATAGAACATTACTTAAATCAACTCCAATTAAACACGGGATTCAAATCTATATGGGTAGACTTTATAGGGAATCAATTTTATACAGAAAAATGTCATATTAGTCCTAAAGGTTTATATACTGAATGGCATTCAAATACAAAATCTAGAAAAATTTGTATAAAATTTGGTGATATGGATTATTATCAATCTATAGTAGGTAATTTTCAAAAACAGACATATAATGAATTATACCCTACTGATTTAATTACTTATCATTATAATTGGTGGAAATATGATAAATTTTTAGAATTAAGATATGATATAATTCCTAGAGACCCTTCTTATTGGAAACATTGGGATAAAGCTATGAAAGAAATGGATCAATTTAAAGGAGAAAAAGATATTATCCTAAGAAAAAATAGATCACTTAATGATTTAGGAGCATATGCAGGAGCTATTAAAATAGAACACCCAAAACATATTTTTTCTCATCCAAACTATAAAAAATAAAAAATTGAAAACATTAGCAGTTATATATAACCATAATATGCCAAAAATAACTGATTCATTATGGGAAAATCTTAAACCCTATGAACGAGATGATTATGATTTAATATTAATAGATAATGGATCAGAACAAGAAGGTAAAAGTAAGTATACTACTCATGAAACAGGTCAAAATACTTATTTTGGTGGCGCGTTGAATATTGCTTTACAGTTTTTTTTAGAGTCTGATAAATATGACAGTTTATTATCATTAAATAATGATTTAATTTTACAAGGTCCTAATTTTGTAAAAACTCTTAAAAAAGAAATGTCTGAAGGAGGGTATAAAATTATAT